GGACCGCAGGGGCGGCCCGGCATTGATTTCCGTACCGCCCGGCAGGCCGGCATCGCGCCACTTTTCAGCACCGAGGATATCAATGTCGAGGATACGGATGCCCGGCTGGTTGAGAACATCAACCGCGCATTGAGGGCCATGGAGCAGCGGACCGGCATCCCCGCCAGCAGCCTGGTGGCCACCAGCGGATGGCGGGCGGCGCATCGCGGCGAAGCTGCCGAGCACTTCATGGATACGCGCACGTCACAGGAGAGCGTCTACAGCCGCTATAACCCGAATGGGCGGAACGTAGGCCCCGCCGCTCGTCCCGGCGGCTCCAATCACGCCCCTGGCCGCGCTATCGATTTTGCCGACTCGCCCGCTCGGGCCTGGCTACGTGCCCACGCCGGGGAGTTTGGCCTCGAAACCCTCGGACGCAACTTCGATCTCCCTCATATTCAGTTGTCAGGTCGCGGTGCCGGTCAGCGCCCGAGCGCGCAAGAGCAAGCGGAGCAAAGGGCCATTGATGCGCAGAACCGGCAGGCGGCGATCGACCGCGGCCTGATAGCCCCCGGACGGGGGCAAGCGCCAAAGCAGGTGGCTCGCGGGCTTGACCCCGGTGCAGAGCAATATGGGGTTACTGCCAGCCCAATAATGATTGGCTTCAAGGGCAAGGGCGGGGCGTTTAACGAGCAAGCGTTCAACGACCATGCTGCCCAACTGGGCTATCGGGGCGTCATTGCAAACACGCTGCAGGAGGCGCGCGACCTCATTGCGCAGTCTGCCGGCAAGGTGGGGCTCTACGGCTTCAGCGCCGGCGCCAACACCGCTCACGGTCTGCTCGGGGAGAAGGGAGTTAAGGACAAGGTTGATAGGGTTGTGACCGTTGCTCCGTTCCACGGTTCTCAAACGCAGAACTTCAAGGGCACCAACTGGGACAATTATCCCGATTACAGTTCTAGAGGCATCGAGCCGCAGGGCCGTGGCTTCAGCATTCAGACCAGGGAGCATACGAAGGAAGCCCAGCGCGAGGCTGCTGCAGGGCAGGTGCCGGCAGCGCCGCCGCCCGCGGCACTGCCGCCGCCGCAAGAGGTGCCGCTCGACGCACCACGGCCGCCGGCCGATATTCCGATCGATATTCCGGTTCAGACACCGGCACCGTTTATGACGCCGCCCGTGCGCGGGCGCGTGGACCCTGTATTGCAGACGCGCTTTGCGAATGATCTTCTCAAGGACGCCACGAAAGGATTGAATAAAGACTCGGGTGAGGCTGCGTTCCAAGCCGCCAGTGTGGTGGCCGCCAAGGCGCTGGCAGCGGCGGGCATTCCGCTTGATATGGCGCGCAGCCTGATGACCAAAGGCGCCCTTGATGGTGCGATAGCAAATGGCTACGGCCCCGGCGGCCCCAACTCCACTGTGATGGGGTTTAGTATATGGGGAAAGGTTCAAAGTACCATTGCCGAGGGCGTTGCCGCCGCTTTGCAGGGTTACCGTGCGGCTGCGCCCGGCCCGGTGCAAGGGCCTCAAGGCTTCCAACCGGATGCACCCGGCAAGCGCAGCGAAGCGCCGTTCAGTCAACAATTCGCGGGCCTGTCGCAGTCGCTCGGGCCAGCACTTACCGATCCATCTTTAAGTGTTCCGAGCCTGCAGGATTTGTCGCCGCTCACTGCGCCGCCCGACCCGATCGCATCATGGGGCCGGACGCCGCCGCCATCACCGCCGCCCCCGCCTTTATACACGCCAACAACCCCTGGGATGTTCTCACCGTTCCGGGGCAATGAAGCGGCCTTGCCGGGAACACGATATTTGGCCAAGGGCGGCCGCGCGGACAAGGATGAGCCGGTGGTGGTGGGCGAGGAAGGCCCCGAGGTGTTCGTGCCGGATCAACCGGGCACGGTATTGCCCCACATGCCGCAGCCGGGAAAAGGCGGCGGCGATCGTCACTGGCCTAAAATGCCGGCCGTGGACTATCCCGGCCGGTATGGCGATGTCGAGCGTGAGATCAGGCGGCAGACCCGCGCGGCGCAGGATCCCAGTCCTGGCCTGATGGAGATGATCGACAGCGGGCGATTGCGGCTCAACGCGGCCAACTGGCAGAGAATGTTAAACGACCCGGCTCTGATTGCTCTCGGGCGGTCACGCATCGAGGATAATAGACAAGGCATCGAGCCCGGTGCCGAGCAATACGGCGCCTTTATACCAGTATCCGCGCCGGCCGCCGAGCCTCCCGATCCAACAAGCCAGATGGCGCAGGCGCTCGGGTACGGCTCGATCCGCCGTCCCGACCCTCGTCCTTTGCGGATCGGCCGCCAGAGTTATTCTAGATAGGAGGCAAATATGGCTGATAGTCAATTTGGCGGTGGCCCGTTGCCCCCAACTGATCCGGCGCAGCCGGCACCGTCGCTGCTGTCGATGCTCGGGCAGGGCGAAGATCCTTATGCTGGAAAAACCCTGGCCCAAATCGTCCTCGGCGGGCTTCCGTATAATATGAACGCGGATGCCAACGGCAGGCCGATGGGTGATGGCGGCGGCGGTTTTGACATGGGCGCGGGCGGCGGTTTTGACGCAAACGCCTGGCTGGACCGGCCGGCAACCAATGAGAACGTCAGCGATGCCATTCAACGGGGCGGGCAGTATCGACCGGAAGTCGCTAGAACGCTCACGTCGAGCGGCGAGGAAGGCGGCTTCTTTTCACTTCCGGGCATGCAAGCGGAAACCCAAATTCCCTGGGGGTATTACGATGATCCGCGCAAGGAAAGCCCAGCGCCGGGACTGATCGGGATGTCAACCAACAACTGGCGGCTGTTGCCGAAGTCTTTTCAAGACCCACGATGGGCAATGCGCGCGGGTCATATCATAGAGCGTTCCATGGCTCAAAACCCTGCGGCATACGTTGGCTCGCGCGGGGAGGGGGTTGTGCCACAGATAAAGCAACTGGGCGCGGGCGGCCATGGTTTCCCGCTGTCGTTCGGCTACCCATTCGGGCCGCGCGCAAGTTTCTTCCCGGGCCAGCTAGAACCCGCAATTCCCGAAGGCGGCCCCGGCGCCATGGGTACGGGCATCACATAGGAGGACACACCATGCCTGCACGCAAGCGCCCCGTAGGAGGGGCTAACTGGCATCCCGAGCAAGTACGCGCCCGAATTCGGGCGACGGAACTGATCAACCGGCTGCAGAGCCACATCTTCGACGGGCTCGAGCTGAGCCTGTCGCAGGTGAACGCCATCAATATTCTGTTGCGCAAGTGCGTGCCCGACCTGACCAGCACCACTGTTGTTGCCGATGTCACCCACCGCTATGTGGTGGAGCTCCCGCCCATGCTCTCGCGCGAGGAATGGGAAAAGAAATATTCCATCGACCACCTCGATCCGTTACCGGATCCACTCAAGATCACCAACGGCAGTGGAAATCTGCAATAGCTCATGCTCGCCGAGCCCGTAGAGCGTGTGGTTTGGAGCCCTGGGGCGAACTGGCCGCAATGGTGCCTGATCCAGTGCCCGGTGTTCGAGGTGTTCTTCGGCGGCGCCCGCGGTGGCGGCAAAACCGACGGCATGCTGGGCGAATGGATGGCGCATGCCGATCGCTACGGCGACAAGGCCGCCGGGCTGATGATCCGGCGCACGCGGACGGAATTGATCGACACCATCGAGCGGTCGCGGGCGATCTATTCGCCGCTCAAGTGGACGTATCAGGAGCAGGAGAAGATGTGGCGCGATCCGAAGGGCGCGCGCCTGCGCTTTGCCTATCTCGAGCGCGACGCCGACGCTGAATTGTATCAAGGTCACAGCTACACCCGCGTCTATATCGAGGAGTGCGGAAACTTCCCGTCGCCGGCGCCGATCATGAAATTGATGGCGACGCTGCGCTCGGGTGCAGGCGTTCCGGTCGGCATGCGGTTGACCGGCAATCCGGGCGGACCCGGCCATCAGTGGGTGAAGGCTCGTTATGTTGATCCTGCCCCCCTAGGCAACAAGGTCATCACCGACCCGGTGACCGGGCTCGCTCGGGTATTCATCCCGTCCAAAGTCGATAACAACGTCTTCATTGACGCCGAAGCCTACAAGCAGCGGCTGCGCGCCTCGGGCAGTGCGGAACTAGTCGCAGCTTGGCTCGCCGGGGATTGGTCGGTCACGCTCGGCGCCTTCTTCGACTGCTGGGATACCAATCGCCACGTCATCCGGCCGTTCGAGATCCCGAAAGATTGGATGCGCTTCCGCTCGATGGACTGGGGCTCGGCCGCACCGTTCTGTGTGCAGTGGTGGGCGGTGGTGTCGGACGATTGGGAAGTGAACGGCCACGTTCTGCCGCGCGGTTGCTTGGTCTGTTACCGCGAGTGGTACGGGATGAAGCCGGACCAACCCAACGTCGGCCTGAAAATGCATGCGGCCGAAGTGGGAAGGGAAATTGCCGCCCGCGAAAAGGACGACGAAATATCCTATGGCGTGCTCGATCCCTCGGCCTTTGCCGAGGACGGCGGGCCGTCGATCGCCGAAGCCATGGGATCAGGCTCAAGCGGCAAGGTGTGGTTCAAGCGCGCCGACAACAAGCGCGTGAACCCGCACGGCCGCCACGGCAGCAAGCAAGGCCCGATGGGTGGCTGGGATCAGATGCGCTCCCGGCTGGTCGGTAACGATGACGGCCACGCCATGATGGTGTTTTTCTCGACTTGTGTGCACAGCATCCGCACCATACCGTTTCTCCAGCACGACCCCGATCATTTTGAAGACATCTACAGCGACAGCGAAGACCACGCCGGCGACACCGCCCGCTATGCCTGCATGTCGCGGCCGTGGGCGCGGGTGAAAGAGCCGCCCAAGCAGGAAAACATCAGCGGTTATGCACCGCTGCAGCCGACCGCGCATCCGGGTGATTGGCGCACATACTGAAGGTCCCTGCCTCGCCCTGCCAAGCCATGCCGCGCCAAGCCTTGCCTGGCCTGGCCATGCCGTGAGGATAAGTGAATGGACACCATCGAACAGAAGTTTTCAATGTTCATCGGCTCGCTCTCGCCCGAGGAACAGCGCGCGGTTGCGCCGCTGATGGGGGCATTTGCCGGCACGTTGAGCGGGCCGCCCGGCGGGGCCGAGCCCGGCGCGCCGCCGCCGCTCCCACCGCCCGGCACCGAGCCGATGGTCAAGCCTGCAGCACCGCCGCAGACCGCCGTCCCGGGTGGACCGCCATTGCCGCCGCCCGATCCGGTGGCGATGTCGATCGGCAGACAAACTTATTGATCTGAGGGCAGGCAATGGTCAGCAACGTCGTGTCCATGACCGGCTATCAGCAGGGCGGCTCGGCGGCCGGTGGCGGGCCTGCCGACCTGTCTGACCAAGACATAAACAAGGACGGCTCGTGGACGCTGGAAAAGTGCATCCACGCCTACACCACCTATCTCGACAACAAGGTCTTAGAGATACAAGAGCAGCAGAACGCGCGGCGCTACCGCCATGGCGCGCAATGGACCGCGGAGCAGATCAAGGCGCTGGATGCGAGAAAGCAACCGGTGGTGACCTACAACAAGATCGGCCGCAAGATCGATGGCATTGTTGGGCTGGTGGAACGGCTCAAGCAGGATCCCAAGGCGTACCCGCGCACGCCGCAGCATCAGCAGGGCGCCGACCTGGCGACTGCGGTGTTGCGCTACATCATGGATCGCAACAAGTGGAACGAGGTTGGCCCGATCATCGCAGAGGCAGCGGCAGTCGATGGCATCGGCGGCATCGAACTCGATCTCAAGACCATGCCACAGACGGAGCAGACGCAGCAGCAAGGCCAACCACCGCCACCACAGCAATCCGACTACGATGTGCTGTTCCGACCCGTCGATAACGACGGGTTTTTTTATGACCCGCGCAGCTTCAAACATGACTTTGACGACGCTCGCTACATGGGCGTCGGCAAATACGTCGATGAAGAAATGATGGTCGAACTGATGCCGGGGATGGAGGACGACATCCGGTCGGCCTGCGATGCCAGTGGCGAGTTGACGACCAATTCCGATCGCGACACCAAGTGGTTTCAGAGCAAAGGCGATTTCAAGCAGGTTCGATTGGTTGACATTTGGTACCGGACCCGCGGCACCTGGCGCTGGGCACTGTTCACCGGCTCCAAAATTCTGATGCAAGGCGTGACGCCGTTTGTCGATGAGTTCGATAAGCCGTTCTGCAAGTATTTGATGTTTTCCGCCCAAGTTGACCACGAAGGCGACCGCTACGGCTTCCCGCGCAATCTACAAAGCGCGCAAGATGAGGTGAACCAACGCCGATCAAAGGGCCTGCATGAGTTGAACAACCGCCGCATCATGGCGACCAAGGCGGCGGTGGCCGATGGCAACGTCGAAGCATTGCGCCGTGAGGCCGCGCGCTCCGACGGGATCGTGCTGGTCAACACCAATTTGCAAGACATCACGTTCGATGACGCTGCCAAGCAGGCCGCGGTCATGGGGCAACTTGAGTTCATGCGCGATGCGGCGCAGGAGATCGAGAATTTTGGCCCCAATCCTGCGCTCGCGGGTGGCGGTCAAGGTGCCGGCCTCACCGCTGGATCATCCGGCCGCGCTATTGCTTTGCTGCAGCAGGCCGGCATCGCCGAGCTCGGCCCCTACATGCTCAACATGCGGGCGTGGAAAATGCGGGTGTACCGCTCGCTGTTCAACGCGGTGCAGAAATATTGGACCAACGAGCGTTGGATCAGGGTCACCGACGCTGAAGGCCAGCCGCAATTCGTCAAGATCAACGAAACGGTGTCGGTCGATCCGGTCACCGGCATGCCGATGATGCGCAATGCCGTCGGCGAACTCGACGTTGACATTATTCTGGATGAGGGTCCCGACAGTATCACGTTGATGCAGGACACTTACGAGGCGATCTCGCAAGCACTTCCGGCGGTGGCGCCGATGCTGTCGCCCGGCAAGGCCGCCGCGGTGATGGATGTGCTGATCGAAACCTCGCCGTTGCCAGCCGACATCAAGAAGAAATTCCGCGACGCCGGCCAGAACGAGGCGCAGCAGCCCGATCCGAAGACCGAGGAAGCCAAGGCCAAACTGATGCTTGAGCAGCAACAGGCCCAGGCCCGCATGGCGCTGGAACGCGAAAAGGCAATGGCCGACCTGGCGTCGAAGCAGCAGGTTGCGCAACTTGATCAGCAGACCGAGCGCGAAAAGGCGGCGCTGGAAATGCAGATCGAGCGCGAGAAAGCGCAAAACCAAATGCAGATCGAGCAGTTCAAGGCCACGACGCAGGCGCAACTCAATGCCGAGAAGGCCGCGCAGGATGCGCAGATGCAGCAGGCGCAGGCCGCACAGCAGCAGATGCAATTGCCCCTGGAGCAGCCGCAGCCGCAGGATGAAATCGGCCAGCGTACGGATCATTTCCGCAAGAGTTTGATCATCCAGCGCCAGGACGAGGAACGCGGCAAGGCAAAGAGAATGGACGATCTGTTAGCCACGCTGGCGCAACATCATGATCTGCTTTCGGCTCTCAGCAAGCCGCGCAAGGCGGTCGTTCATCGCGATCCGCGCACCAACAAGATCATTGGCGCCGAATTGATCTCGGAGGGGTAAATGGCTACCTATAGTAAGTACGACGATTTTACGGAACAACTCTGCCGCGCCAAGCACGACTTTGGTTCGCACACGTTCAAGGTGGCGTTGTCGAATGGCACGCCGAGCGCCGCGCATACCACATTGTCGGCCATCACCGAGTTGAGCACCGCCAACGGCTATACCGCGGGCGGCGCCACCACCACCATCGGCATTTCGGAAACCGGTGGGACTGTGACAGTCACGGCGACCGATCCGGCGGCGTGGACTGCTTCGGGTGCCGGCATCACGTTCAGATATGCGGCGCTCTATAACGATACCGCGACGAGCCCGGCCGATGCGCTGGTGGCCTATTGGGACAACGGCTCGTCCACCACGGTTACGGCGGGCAACACGTTGACGGTCGATTTCGGAGTAAGCCTGTTCACGCTGGTGTAACGGCGGCCCGTCATGACCACCGTATTCACGGCAACTCTAACAAGTAGTGATAATGGCTACGCAGGATACACCGTGGTTCAGGTGTTCCCTGCATCGGCTCTTGACCCTGCCACTGGGTCGCAAGTTCGGCTGACGCTTAAATTTTCTGCGCTTGTTAGTGGTTGCATTGTAAGCGTTTACATGGCCAAGCAGGCCGGCAGCGGCGATGCCTACGATTTTGCCAACACTCCCGCACATGTGACCTTCAGCGGAGGCGACATAACCGGCGACGGCACTACGAATGATTATGTTTCCGATTGGGTAAATTTGCCGGAGGCTTACGACGAAGCGGTAAATTATGTGGTGGCCGCTCAATTCAACGGGGGGGGCGGCATCAATGTAGGGTTCCCCTTCGTTGGTAGTATCACCGGAGCAAACAGCTATTACAAATTGGCCTTGGAAGCCGCGACGGTCAATAAGACCGGTTACACGGCAAATTATACCAATACCGTCGAGCTCTTTTCAAAGATTGAAATCCAGGCGGTTGCTGGAAATGTTACGTTAAATGCCGCCGCTGGTAGTTACGGTCTTTCTGGTTCAAATGCTGCGTTGGCGGGGCAGGCCCATGCCGATCCTGGCAGCTACGCTTATTCGGGCGTTACCGCAAAGGTAGCGTTCGGACAGACGGCGGCGGCGGGCAGCTATGCCCTCACCGGCACTGCCGCCGGGCTGGTCGTTAGCAACAATGTCACGTTGACGGCGGCCGGTGGTAGTTACGCTCTCTCCGGCAGCGCGGCTGCATTCGTTATCCCCGGTTCGCTGGTGTTTCCAGCGGCTTCCGGCAGCTACGCGCTGACCGGCTCGCCCGCGGCATTCTTAGGAGTGACGCCACCGCCGCCGACCGACAACTATACCGGCGGTGGTGTGCGGCGCATCCGCAAGTTTCGCAAACGCAAGCGCGAGGACGAGGAAGAAGTTTTAGAGGACATCGGCGCTCCGGTAGTGCCGCCTGTACTTCCGCCCGTGCCGGCACCGCCGGCTTTGCCTTCGCAACCCGGGCTGATGGCCGGGATACCGATCCCGCCGCGCACGGTACTGCGCTCGCCACCCGATGATGACGACGAGGAAGCGGTGGCGCTTCTGCTTGAATTGCTCTCGTAACTAGCCACGACACGGCTGGGCGCACAGGCGCGCACGCAAGCCTGCTTCGCATCG